TAAACATCCAACCTTTGAAAGATTTGATCTTTGGTTAGATGACAGTTGGTGGGAAACATATGATCAGATCATGTATGTCGATTCCGATGTGTTTGCCATGCCCGGTGCTCTCAACATTTTTGACCAAAGCAATGATGACACATCTCTCAAGGCCGCATGGTCAAACAAATGGCAAGGTGATCACAAAAACTCACACTATGAAAACATGAGACGTGGTCTTCTAAAAGGATTTTCAATAGAGGTAATAAAGGCAAAAGGATTCCAGCCCGGTGTTTTTGTTTTGAACAAACATGTTGTACAAAAAATGAAACCGTTCATCGCGAAGTTCAGAGAGTTTGACGAAGACGACGGAGTTATCCTGATGTATGCCACCATGGCCAGTGGAGTCAATGTGGAACATCTAGATCACAAATTCAATTACAAGAGGGCCTATTTCATGGACGCACCGCCCGTGTACTTTTTCCATGCCGCTGGCCACAAGAAAATAAATTACAGGTCGAGAATCATACACTTCCTAAAAAAGAATGGGGTCTGGAACAAATAGGTAGTCGTGAGGTTGTCCTAGTTTGTGATAAACATCGGCACAGGTGTAACCCATTTCTTCTAACATGTGTTTTGCAGTGAAGTCTCCTCTGTTGATTTCACAAAGAATGACGGGCTTATTCTTTTCTATAGTTTGCAAACCGCCCTGTATAATTTTAGGTTCATATCCCTCGACATCCATTTTTATGAAATCAACAGAGTCAAATAAACCAAAGGAATCTAATGTACGTATAGGAACTGCTAAATTTGAACTGCTGGTTGGAATTTCTCCTGCTTTAATTCTGCCAACCCCGGATTTAGTATACCTAGTCACTGACGTTTCGCCTAGTCCGGTCTGATGGAAAGTAATTTTATTAGGATCGCTTACATATCTTTTTATTTGAGCAAATTTATCACGAAAATCAAAACAATGAATTTTATCAAAATCTTTTTCTAATTTTCCAGCAAATTGAAATACATCACAACCAATATCCAGTGCTATTCTTTTATTTTTAAACCATGGCTTACAGAAATTATAAGTGTTATCCGTTTCTGTCTGTCGAAAGTCTTTCATTAAACCAAAACCAAATCTAATAGACTGAGTTGTAAAATTAAATTCCTATTTCTTTCTCTTGGCCTTTTATTTCTTGCACCTGTTACTGCACCAATAGTTATCCAGTTGATGCCTAATGCAGAACCAATATTATTATACCAATGTTCGTCTGCCAATAAAAATTTATGATTAAAATCTATCACACAACTATGTTTTGACATTGCATAGACATGACAAAGATTTGCACCTGTTGGACTAACAACAACTTTTGTTTGAGCAAAAAGATCTATTTTTTCCTGCAGTCCAATTTGTGAAAACGACTCATAAATTTCAAATCCTTTAGTTTTTAAAAATGTTTTTAATTCTTCTTTTGTACTATCTTTAGCAGGATACACTTTCTCCCCCTCATAAATGTGATCAATACTTGTTGTCATTATATCAAACAATGTATTAATATCTGTTTCATCTATGTTAAAACCAGCCTTGGTCATCTCTAGCGTAGGATAGTTAAAAACAACTCCTAATTTTCTGTTCTCATCAATAACAATATTATTTGTATGTGTGTCATCAACTTGAACATTTACTTTGGTTAAATCTACCTCAACATCAACATATGTTGATTTATCATCTGGACATAGCATTTTAAACTTTGCTATCTCACCAACAGACTTTGCTCTTATTTGTAAAAAAATATACTCTATATCAAATATAGGTAACTTTTCTATTTCTAACTTTTCAAATGTACAAGCATTTAAAATTTCTTTAGTTGCATTTATGATTTCAGTATTATTATTTGATTCCATAGCAATTAATAATACCTTTTCTTCTTTCACTAAAAAAGGTCTAAATTGTACAACTTTATCTGTAGATGGTAAAGTCAACTCATATCTTGGTGTTTCAACACTCGGTAATGTCATTATATCTCCTTATTATATAATTTTATATATTTAGTGGTGGTAATTTAAATGGTGGAAATGCTCTTCCGCCAGTTACTCTACCTAATGGTACTCTACGTTTCAAATCATTGAGTACATCACGTCCTGCTCTTCTTAATTCAGGTGGCAGTTTACTTAAAATTCCTCCAAAAGGTGTTTGTTTAACAACAGGTTTACCACCAGTAGGTTGTCCTAAAGTGATATTACCTTGTTGATCTAAAAAGTAATTAACCCAATATCTAAATGTAAATGTAACTGTAAATGTTTGTACTTCGTTTGCACCAGCATCATATTCAACTGCACTTATAGATTTAGGAAATGCGTCTATCAATTGTACACCATAAGTTACATCATCACGTTCTTGTTTATTAGCGTATTGCCCTAACTGATAAATGTTAAAATTTGTAACATAATCATTGTAGTAATTGTAATTGAAGTTTGCTGTACTAACAGCAGACTTTTGCCATAATTCAAAATAAGTTCTTTCTCTTAAAAATTTATCAGCATAAAATGTAGCGGTTATGTCTTGTGATTTAAAATCATAAGCAACTTTTCTAGCAGGACCATTGTGTTTAACTTCTTTCATAACAATTTCTCTATCAGGCATTGCTATTGCTGAACAAAATGCTCTTACACGTCTACCATTTGTAACTTGTGTATGTATATTATCTGACTCTGTAGTAAAACCTAAAGTTTCACCTGCGTCTGTAGATTGAGCACCAAATCCAAAATCTGTTAAACTATCGTTACTCACACCTGTAGGAAGGAAAAATTCAGCATAATATCTTGCCTTTCTAGCAAAACCCTCTGCCTCATTTACGTATGATTGAAAACGACCTATTGTTGTTTCTGGATTACCACCTTGTGTTCTTTTTAAACGTGGGTCACCTGTAACGTTATCTAAACTTCTATCTCTAGGTAAACCGATACGTACATCAATACCACCTATTCTTCTTCCTCCACGGAGTATTGCCATATTATCTTGCCTCCTTACACTTATCGCCGTGCCATCTACAGAATACACCGTGATTATAAAACGATCTACTGCAATGTTGACAAGTTTTCTTTATTGAGTTTAATTTCTTAAATAAATTACTTGATTGTAATAATCCTTTTTCGGTTCTCTTTTTACCTATTTGTTTTAATCTCATTTTTTCACGTGAAACTTTATTGAACATAGGATTATTATTTTTCATATTATCACTAACAACTTTTTTTTGATGATTAGATTGTTCTTTGCCATACATAGGGTGTAAAACACCTTTTACACCTTTTTGTAGAGGTTCATATACTGATACATCTATTACACCTATAGATTTAACACCTAATGCGTTACTAATTTTTGTTGTGTCCATTTCGTATTTCATTAATACGGTGATCCCTTCTTAAAGTTTGCAACAGGCAAATAAACTGCTAATGCTGCCTCATCAAAATCTATTCTTAAAAAGTTACTTTTCACGTGTGAAAACAAATATTTCTTTATTGTGTTTTTAACAAGTGGTATACCTTTTACTCTATTATAACTTACATCAAAACTATTCACACTTGTAATCTCTCTACCTCGTGTAGCAAATCTTTGTAATTGTTCTAACAAAGTAAATCTAGCACCTGGTCTTAAATAATGAAAGTTTATACCTGCAAATCCACCTGGTATTCTCTCTAATGGTAATACAAGTGGAAACGTATCATAATATGGTAATGTCTTTTTATATTTAGGGTCGTAAAAGAACATATTTAAACGACCAACACTAGGTCTACCAATTAGTCTACCTTGATTCATTAATCGTCTAGCAGTAACTCTATCTGCTATAGAAGATACAGCATTTCTGTACCAAGCAGATGTTTTACGTATACCGCCTGCCTTATCTACAAGTGGATCTAAAATACTAACCATATGCTATATTTATATAAAAAAAAGAGCGCTTTGGTTACCCAAAGCGCCCTTAAAGTATGTACTAGAGAGAGATAAATTACTCGTCTTCAGCTAATTTACTAAAATATGACATTGTATCGTCATCATCACTAGCATCCACCGAGTCGTTCATACTTTTTGCTGAACCGTTACTTTGAGGCGGGAGGTCTGCATTGTCAACGGTTTCAGTTTTTCTCGCACCAGATAATACCCTATTCAGTTTCTCTTTGAGTTCATCATAGGTCTTAAAGTTATCTGCTGCCAAGAAAGGTTTTAGAGCGTGTTGTTTTGACCAGATTTCTTTTATCTTGTCATCACTTTCAGCAACTGCTGATACACCCTCAAATTCCGATTTATCATAATTCCAATAACCATCAACTTTTCTAATTTTTAGTTTAAAGTTTGCACCTTTCCAAAAATCAAATGGGTTGATTGCCGCTTCATCTTCAAAAGCAGGTTGCATTGCTTCAGTAATCTTATCAAATATCTTTTTACCGAATTTGTATAAGAACACTTTACCTTCATTCTCTGGATGTTTTGGATCACTTACGACTAACACGTTAGCGTAATATGATAATTTTCTTTTTCGTTTTCTAGCGATTTCTTTATCACTATCAACGCCTGTATTCCATAGTCTTGTATTTTCTTCACTTACAGGATCTTTTTGATTTAATGTTGTTAAACTGTTTTCAATATACCAACCACCAGGTCCTTGAAATGCGTGAGACCATACTCTTTGCCAAGGTAGTTCTTCACCTGACACAGCAGGTAAAAATCTAATAACAGCATAACCGTTACCAGTTTTATCTAACTCTGGTTTCCAGAATCTGTCGTCTTGGTATTTGTTTTTGTTTGATTGATCCTCAGGATTGAGGTTTGTTTCAAGTGCCTTTGTAAGTTTATCAAAGTTACTTGATGATGATTTTAATGTTTCAAAATCCATATTTTCTCCTTATTATTTGTATTCGTTGTATTTGTGTTACCTGTATTATTCGGTATCATTTTTATTTATACGACTTTTTAGCTGATTTTGCTCTTTTTTCCACTTAGCATAACCTTTTAACCAATCTCTTTCAGTTTTAGTTATTTTCGTTTCACCTTTTACAAATCTGTTAACTTTTGTCAATAGATAAATTTTCCAATCAATTATTACTGAAATATAATATTGTGTTTTTTCTAAAAATGTATATATAATTTTATCGAACATATTATCAATATATCACATTCCGAGCATTTTGTCAAGCGCCGTATAATCTATATACTTCACGTTCAACTTTGCCCATTCTTTAATCGGTACGCTAATAGGGTCTTTACCACTATCTGCATTAGGATTTACTTTATAAAACTGTATTTTAGGGTTTTCTGTAAATAGTTCTCGCCATTGTCTAATCCAATTGACACTTGGTGTTTTGTGTGCCTCTTTTAATCCATAATGTTTAGTATCTTTGTAAACATTATTCAGTTTACCATTCATACTTTCTAAATCGTGTCCTAATAAAAATACCTCATCTGGTTTTTCATAATGACAAGCGGCGTAACCTGAAGTGGCACCAGTTGCCCATCCTCTATCTTTAGGTGGCATAATATCATTTATTGTTGTTACTTTGTCTGTTTTAGTAACCCAACTAACGTGTATTGATGTATGATTAACATTTTTCTTTTCACGTTCTTTATTCTTTTTTAATATCTCTACGACACCTGCTAAATTAGAACCGTGCATAACAAACTCCTCACAATTACCACGTTTATTACTTTTAATTACTTCTTCTTTTTTAATTAAATCATAATCTTGGTCTGAATAGTTTTTACCTGCAAATAGTAACTGTTCGTACATCATACCAGGCAATCTATTCCAATCTCTAAACAATGTAGGATTATTTTCACAATAACCTGAATTGTATATCTCGTGCATTATACCCATATCAACAGCACTTAAATGATCTGGTGTAAAATCTCTATATAAGGCATTACAACCGTATATCTTGCCGTGTGGTCTTAATTTTTCTAAATCTAAAACTTTTCTACTTTCGCCGTTGCCTATACAGAATACTCTCTTAACCATTTATGAACACCTCTTTTAAAATTAATTTACATTCTGTCATATTATAATTTATAAAAGGTTTCATTCTGGCAATCGTAAGTGCGATTTTAGGCCAAACAACCCTTTCTTCAATTTCTTTATTCCAATTTTTGACAAACGATAAGATTTCGTTAAGCACGATTGTGGTTTGTATTGATATTCTTTTTTGTATATGTAATCGTAAAAGTCTAGGATGTTGACCGCCAAAGCACTCCAAACCATTATCAAAAGAAAGGCGCTTAGTATGAAAGTCATTAAAAATATTAATGCAATCGTTTCTAAAATGATATTTAAAATTGTCTTTAACTTTTCTATAATTGAGATATGTTTCTCGTCCATCATTTTGTAAAAGATTTCCTACCCATTTACTACTATTAGCACAAAAATTAGCAACAAAAAAGTCCAATATATCATCTTTA